TTTAAAGAAAATAAGCGACTGTTTAGTAGACTACAACCATAAACTAGACGTTCAAATATGAAACACTTATTAAGTAGTAGCGCGTATTTAGTAGTAAATAAAAGATTAGCAAGGCAGGTAGGGCTGAAGGCTGTAGTTCTACTTGCCGATCTTATAAGTAAAGAAAATTATTTTATAATTAATGGAACTATAAAAGATGGCTGGTTTTATAATACTTCTAAAAATATTGAACGTGATACAACTTTAACGAACTACCAGCAAAAGAAAGCTATAAAGAAATTAGAAGATATAGGTTTTATAGAAACTTCTTTAAAAGGAATGCCAGCAACCCTACATTTTAAGATAATTGAAAACAAGATTTTAACTTACTTAAATACAAGTTTTAAAGAAACTTTAAAACAAGATTTAAAGAAACTTGAAACAAATAAGAATAAAGAAATAATAATAACTAATAAGCCTTTATTTGTAGACGAAGTTTTTAGTTATGATTACCCTAAAGAAATGCTACAAGAATTTTACGATTACTGGAGCGAACCTAGCAAGACTGGTAAACTAAGAAAAGATATGCAGAAAACATGGTGCACCTCAAGACGTTTAAAAACATGGGCTAAACGATCAAAACAATATAATAAAGGAACTTCTAAAATAGATAAACAATTAGATAGTTACCAAAAAGCAATACAAATAGTAAAGAACAATTATGAGCAATAAAGATAACTTGTGTGAATGCACGTCGCCACAGCCACAAAATAATGAAACATGGTGTAATGATAATATATGTATATGCGGTTTGCCGACAAAAAACGATTTTGAACTGAATAAAATATATAACGAAAATTGTTTAGATACTATGAAACGTATGCCTAATGACTTCGTAGATATGGTAGTAACTTCACCGCCTTATAACATAGGTAAGTCAAGAGCTAATACAAATAACCCTGACTTAGTTTATGATACCTATACTGACGATTTAGAAATACAAGAATATTTTAAACAAACTAAAATATGGATAGACGAACTTTTACGAGTAAGTAAACACTATGTATTTTGGAATATAGGCGAATACGCAGGTTGTAAAGGAATAGCGGGCTTTATAATGAATACATATAAAGAAAACCTAAAAGAAAATTTTATATGGATAAAACCGAACCCGAACCCAGTAGGCAGAAATATAGTTTGTAATAGTTATGAATATATATTTTGTTTAGTTAAAGAAAACGCAGACAAAAGAAAATACGACTATAATAATTTTGGTGATAATATGATTAAGAATTACATTATAAAACCAGTAAACAATAATAAAGATAACGGCGGGCATGGTTATGCTTTTGGTGAGTGGTTACCTAAATATTTTATACATAACTTTAGTAAAGAAGGAGATACTATTTATGACTGTTTTATGGGCTCAGGAACTACAGCTGTAGCTGCCCACGTTTTAGATCGTAAATTTATAGGTTCTGAAATATCAGAAAAATATGTAGGTATAGCTAACAATAGATTAAAACCATACTTAACACAAATAAAACTATTTTGAAAATAAAAGAATACGAAATACAAGAACTTACTTTAAAATGCGTAGAGCTAGTAAGTAAAACTTTAGTAGAACTAGGGCAAGTAAAAGACGAAAAACATATTGTTATATTAAGCCAAAGTTTAGCTAATGATCTAAAAGAAGATTTTAAAAACTTATACTTTGAAGACGTGCAACAAGCTTTTAGGCAGGGGGTTCGTAATACTGATAAATTTGTTTTAAACGTTCAGAACTATTATTTATGGATAAAAGCACACCGTCAGCTAATATGGAACGAAGCGGACAAAGAACCACAACGCCAAGATAAAAGGCTTAAGTATAGAAGTAGAACTGGAACTGGTTTATTATCAATACAAAAACAATTAAAATGATAGAATTTTTAAAACACTTTTTTGGCTTCTGCGGTGAACCACACCCTAGCGTTTTAACACTTATAGCAACCCCACCTTTTATATACATATATTACAAAATAAAGAACAAACTTAAATGATTATAAATTACCCTGAAGTTTTATATAGTATAGCTAAAGAAATATCTACAGTAAGAACTGAAAGTATTAAGAAAATGGTTCTAGGTAATAAACGAAGTGAAAAAGAGTTTAAAGAACATAATACAATAGGTGTTTTAGGTGAACTTATAGCTCAACATTTTTTTATAGAGCAAGGAGTTTATTTTGAAGCTACAGAAATATTAAGTAACAAACCTTTAATAGAAGCTGATATATTTGTAAAGAGTATGTTTAACACTAGAAAAATAGACGTAAAAACATTAAAGAGTTCACACCGTTATTTAATGGTTAATCAATTCGTGCACGAAAACCCACTAAAAGACGTAAACGAATATATGTTTATACAGATCATAAAAAAAGGGCAGTGTAAAATATGGTTCTATTCGCATGAAGACGTAGACAAATGGAATATAGTAGAACAAACTTATAGTAAAGTATATGCCAAAAAAATCACTTAGTAAACTTAAAAAAGAAATAGACAAATACTTTAGTTTATATATTAGATTACGATACGCTAGTAAAGACGGTATAGTAAAATGTTTTACGTGCAACAAAACTTCACACTATAAAAAAGGTATGCAAGCAGGACACTTTCAAAGTAGAAGGTTTTTGCCTACTCGTTGGAACGAAGACAACGTTCAGGTTCAGTGCGTAAAATGCAATATGTATTCGCAAGGCGAACAGTATAAGTTTGCACAAAATTTAGGTGAAGAAAAAAGTAAAGAACTTGAAACCTTAGCCCGATCAACTGTAAAGTTTATGCGGCACGAATACGAAGAACTTTTAGAACATTATAAACAAGAAGTTAAGAAACTAACAAACGATAGTTAAAAAATATATTATAAATTAAATAAATATAAATATTTAGTTTATATTATTGTATATGTTAAAAAAACCTATTTATGTAAACTATCAGCATGAAATAGCAGTAGAAACATATTTTGATTTAGTTTATGTTACTATAAAAGAACTATGCGGTTCAGACGTAGAAAAATTTGAAGACTTTATACATATATCAAATGTTATAATAGATCACCATAACAATTATAAGCATAATACAAACGAAGGTAATTATTTAGATTTTATGAGTATAATACCTACAAACTTTACAGCTATGGTAAATGGTTTTTTAACTGGTATAGAAAACAAAGACAATAAAAGTTCTGTAAGAATATATCAAGAAATTATAACTAATCATGCATATAAATTAGTAAAAGAACTAGAAGTTATAAAACTAACTAATGAATGAAATATACGAAATAATAGGAAGTTTAAGATCAAAGTTTGAAACTATGGCTTATGGTTTAACAAATGATAAAAACACAATAGACGACGCAGTTCAGGAACTTATGCTATACTTTTTACAAATGAACCCTGAAACTTTAAAAAGAATATACGATCAAGACGGTAAAAAAGGTTTATTAAATTATGGAGCTGTAGCACTTAGAAGAAGTTTAGATAGCCCACGTTCAAAATATTACTATAAATATAGAAAGTATTATACTAATATAGACGGGGCAAGTGTTACAAATTACGAAACACCTAATAATAAACATATAACAAACATACCTGACGAAACATATAAAGAAGAAAACGAAATTAAAACGTGGGAACTATACGAAAAAGTAGATAAGGTGCTAGACAATGTTTATTGGTATGATAGAAAAATTTACTATCTATATTACGAAGGTGAAACTTTAGATAGCTTAGCGAAAAAAACAGGCATAAGTAGAAATAGTTTATTCACTACTATAGACAACGTAAGACAATTACTAAAAGACAAATTAAATGAATAACTTTTTTGTAACAACTGAGATAAAAAACGAAAGGTTAAATATATGCAGAAGCTGCGATATGTATTTTAAACCCACTGGATCGTGTAAAGTTTGCAAATGTTTTATGCGTATTAAAACTGCAATTGCAAATCAAGAATGCCCGAAAAATTACTGGGGTAAAACAACTGAAGTAGAAGCGCCTGAAGTTATACCTGAATACTTAATACAAGAACTAAAAGATATATGGCAACATATAAAAAATAAAACAGCTACAAACGCAGAATATAAAGCTAGAGCTATAGAATTATATAACACGATATATAAAACTAATTACAAAACAACTTCTAATTGTTCTAGCTGTTTGCACTCAGTATGGACTGGTTTAAATAACATTATGAAAAAAATAGAACAATGAATATAATATTTTGGATATTAGCAATAATAGGTAGTATTTTTGTAGGCTTCTTTATATTTATTTTAATAGGTATGAGAATAGAACGAAAACAAAGGCATAAACAAATGTTAAAAGATTTAGACGAATTTTATAATAATAATAAAAGATATTTTTAAATGATAGCTTTGATATTTTTAATAGGCTTTGTAATAGGTTTATATGTAAGTTCACAAATTGATAAGGATATAGATAAAAGGATAAAATGAAATACGACGAAATAAAAAAAACTTTACAAAAACAAATAGATAATAACGTAAAAGCTTACTGGACTTATATAGAAGAAAATAAAGAGTTCGTTTGCTTACACGATATAAACGTAGGTAAAAAAATAAAAGTATATACACCTAAACAACTTTTAACTTATATAAATGATATTTTACTGCAAGATTTGTAATAATGAAAAAAACCTACATAAAGTAAGGTTGTCTTATATAAACTATAAATTAGTATGTAAAGAAGCGTATTGCTGCGAACAATATATGGAGCAATTAATAACTGACGAATATAAAGGCATGCCAGATATTAAACGAAACGAAGAAATACATAGTAAACAAAGTGGAGAGCAATTATGGAAAAAAGCAAAAGACGATTTACTAAGTGGTGAAGGTATAGATAAACATGCTAAGAACAGAACAACAAAATAAATATTACTTTAAGTGCATAGTATTACCACTAGGCAAATTCTTAGGTTATCATAAATTTGAAATGCACGAAATACTAAAGAATATGTTTATATACGATACAAGTAAAGAACTAACTAAAGAAGAATTTACTACATACTGTAATGAAATAAGGGGGTGGGCTATGAGTGAGTTTAATTTTGATATAGAAGAACCTAAAAATAATTATTGATTTATTCTATTATATAGTATGGAAAACGAACAAAAACGAACAACCGAGAGTAAAAAAAGAGTATTAGCTGCTTTAGAAGTAAGTCTAGGTATAGTAAGTAAGGCATGCGAAGAAAGTAAAGTTAGTAGAACTCAATTCTATAAATGGATAAAAGAAGACGCTGAATTTAAACAAGAAGTAGAAGACTTACAAAACGTGGTTTTAGATTTTGCAGAAAGCACACTACATAAATTAATAGCTGACGGGAATACAGCAGCAACAATATTCTTTTTAAAGACTAAAGGCAAGAAACGAGGCTTTGTAGAAAAACAAGAACTAGATTTAACAAGTGGCGACGAACCGATTAAAATAAACATAAACATAGACGGTATTGAATATTGATCCTATATTTACTAATACTCAAAAGGTAGCAATAAAATATTTATTTGATAAAACAACTAACGACGTTTTGTTCGGCGGTGCTGCTGGTGGTGGTAAAAGTTTTGTAGGTTGTAGCTGGTTAATTATAATGGCTTTAAAATACCCTAAGACTAGATATTTAATAGGGCGTTCAAAGTTATTGAATTTAAAAAATACCACATTAAACACCTTTTTTGAAGTATGTAGTTTATGGAATATAATAAGTGGTAAACACTATACGTTTAACGCAAGTTCTAATATAATAAGTTTTTACAATGGTTCTGAAATAATACTTAAAGATTTATTCTTATACCCTTCAGATAAAAACTTTGATAGTTTAGGTTCTTTAGAAATTACAGCTGCCTTTATAGACGAAGCAAACCAAATAACAGAAAAGGCTAAGAATATAGTAGCAAGTAGAATAAGATATAAATTAGATAAATATAATATTATACCTAAAATGTTATTGACTTGCAACCCTTCTAAGAACTGGTGTTATACTGAATATTACCGCCCAGCTAAAACAGGAACTATACCACCACATAGAAAGTTTATACAAAGTTTAGTAGACGATAACCAGTATATAAGTATGCACTATAAAGGGCAACTAGAAAAGTTAGATAGGTTAAGCAAAGAACGTTTACTATATGGTAACTGGGAATACGACGCTAGCGATACTAACCTTATAAATTACGACGCTATACTAAACCTATTTACACAAAAAGGTAAAGAAGGTGAAAATTATATAACGTGCGACGTAGCAAGGTTCGGATCAGATAAAACTGTAATAATGGTGTTTAGTGGTTTACAAGTAATAAAGATTAAAACATTTGATAAAAGTAGCGTAGTAGAAGTAGCTGACGAAATAAGAAGACTACAAACAGAATACAGCGTAAACTTACATAACATAATAGTAGACGAAGACGGCGTAGGTGGTGGGGTAAAAGATATACTACGCTGTAAAGGTTTTGTAAATAATAGTAAACCCTTAAAAAACGAAAACTATCAGAACCTTAAAACCCAGTGTTACTATAAACTATCTGATCTTATAAATAAAGGGCAAATAGGTATAGATACTAAAGATATAAATATAAGACAATACATAATTGAAGAACTAGAACAAGTATGTATGCACAACCCCGACAAAGATAATAAACTACAAATAGTGCCTAAAGATACTGTTAAGGCTATACTAGGACGTTCGCCTGATTTTAGCGACGCTTTAGCTATGCGGTGTTATTATGAAATAGATAGTAACTATGGGCGCTATTTCGTTCAGTAAACTAAAAATCAAAAATTTCTATTATATACTATGAAATATCTAATAACAGAAAACGGTAAAGAAAAAACATATAGTTTACCTACAATATGGAACGACGTTAAATTAGATACCTATATGCAAGTTTGTTCTATTTTAGAAGAAAAAGAAGATAACGAATATAGACAAACCTTCAAATTATTACAAGTTCTTATGGGCTTAAAAACTACGACTATAGAAAAAATGCCGCTTAGTGTAGTAAGACAAATATATAACGATATAGCCGTATTAATAAAACAACCTATAGACAATAATTTAAAACATAAAATAAAGATTAATAAAGTTACTTATGGTTTTCACCCACAACTAAGTAATTTAACTTTAGGCGAATTTGTAGATATAGAAAGTTATATAAAAGAAGGTATACACAAAAACATGCATAACATACTTAGTGTTTTATACCGCCCTATAACTAAGGTAAAAGGGCACCAATATAATATAGAGGACTACGAACCTAACGACGAAAGGGCTGAACTATTTAAAGAACACTTGACAATAGGGGACGTAAACGGGGCTTCGGTTTTTTTTTACAGTTTAGGCAAGGAACTTTTAAGTTATTCAGCCAAATATTTGAAGAAGGAGAAAACGAAGAAGTAAGCGCTATGGCTAAAAAGTGGGGGTGGTATACAATTATATACAGTTTAGCAAATGAAGACTTACTAAAAATAGACGAAGTAGTAAGAAAACCTTTATATGAATGTTTAACCTTTATGAGCCATAAACAAGATATAGAAGAAGCACAAAACGTAAATATAGAAAAATGATAAGATTTAAAAATTATAGCAATGTTTTAGATACTATTAAGTGTATAGCTGATAGTTTATATAATGTTAATACCGTTACTACTGGTGATCTATTTGAAGTTTCACTTGAAAAAAACGATATTTACCCACTATGCCATATACTTACAGAAAACGTAAATGTAGCACAAAGTCAGCAAACTTTTAATTTTAGATTATTCGTTATGGATTTAGTAGAACCTGACTTATCAAACGAACAAGACGTTCAAAGTGATACATACCAAACTATAGTAGATATTATAGGACTATTAAAACATGGTGAAATATTATACGGTTATAATACAGCACACGGCGAAGAACAAAGATATTTTGTAGACAATGATTTTACAATAGAACCTTTTACAGAACGGTTTTCCTCAAACGTTACGGGCTGGACTTGTAGTTTTCCTATAATTATAGAAAGTGTTTTAGATACTTGCGATATACCGCACGACAATACTAAACTATGTTCCAAATAAAAATAGGTAAATACATAATAGAAATAGGGTTTTTTAAAATAACAATTAAATTATGATTAGTAAAACATACTTAAATAAACTTAAAGAAACAAAACTAGAAACA